ATTTGATGTAGCGTCGCCTAATGCTTCAGCAGCAGCTGTAGTCATACCTTGACCTCTAGTGTACTCGCCAGCAGGTGAGTCATTAAGTACAGATGGATTAGTTCCTCTGTGCTCAGTTACTCCGTCGCCTGCAGCTGAATCACCAGCAGCATTTCTAGATGAGTAATCAGTATCAGCTTCGTCAAATAGCGCTTCTCCGCCAGTTGCTGAAGTGTATCTTGATCTCATTGCGAAAATTAGTCCAGTTGGACCAGTCATTGGTTGAACACCTGCGATATCGTAAGCGATAAGGTTAGGCATTGCTCTTCTTACTAATGAAATTAAAATTGGATCCCAATTTGAAGTTCCACCAGTGTTGTTAGTAGGAGCAGCTTCTGATAAGAATGCTGAGTCCTCTTTCATTGCTCTTTCTTGGTTTTCCAAGACAGTAGCGGTAACGGCACGTTTGTAAGAGTCTCCGATTTTTGGTAAATCAGGATGCTCTAAAACTGGCTGCCATTTTTTTTCGTATTGTTCTGATAAATACATGTTTTTTATCTCCCTATTATTTTTACTTTTACTTGTTTGACAATTTAATGTCTTTAGTTTGACTTATAGCGGCACTATAAGCAGCCATTGCATTGCTTAGGTCCTCACTAGGAGTTCCTTCGCCAGCCGCTACTTCATCTATACCGTCACCAGAAACGTCTTTAGATTTAAAATAAGATTCTTTAACAATCTTAATTTTTGCTCTGTAATCTGCTTCTGTTGAATAATCTACTTCTTCAGCAAGTTTGTTGAATTTTTCTTTCGCTGTGTCAGTTAAGTCTTTAGACGCTTCGTCTAAAATTTCAGCTGCTTTGTATTTGTTAGCTGACTTACTTAATTCAACATTCTTCTCTATAGACTCGTTAAGTTTTTTTTCTAACGTTTCTATTTTTGAAGCTTGATCTTCAAGTACATTATATTTCTCGTCTGGAACATTTATGTAATGGTCTTCAAAAAGTTTTTTTAGACCACTGATAAAGTCCTCAGCGATTTCTCCTTTGATCCCTCTTTCTAAAGCAAGTTCGTTTTCTTTCATCCATTCTTCTACCACGTATGATAGATAAGAATCAACTTTTTCTACTAACTCAGCCTTAGCTGTTGAAGTTTCAGATTCGAATTTTTTATTATAGTCTGCTTCCATTTCTTCAGCAATCTCTTTAACTTTAGATTTAATTGCTGTTTCAAATATAGTTGCAGCCTTATTTTTGAACTCTTCCGATAAATCAGTTTGTCCGGCGATTAGAGCGTCAACGTGTTCTTTAACGTCAATCTCTTTTTCTTTATCTTCAGCTTTTTCGTCTTCTTTTGATACTTCTTTTTCTTCAGACTTAACTTCTTCTTTGTCTTTTTTAGCGTCAATAGCTTTCTTTAAAGCTGGTGGTAATTCACCTTCTTTTACTGTCTCTTTATCTTCAGCGTCCGTTTGAGTTTCTTTTTTAGCGTCCTCTTTTTTTAATGTAGGCATAGCGTCAGGCTTTCCTTCATGTTTTTGAGGGGCTTGTCCAGAAACTTCTTTAGTTGATTTTGAAGCATCCGGATTGCTGTCTGTAGGTTTAACTACAGCTGCACCTAAATCCTCAGCACTGTTTGATAAGTGCGTTGGTTCAGCTGCAACAGCATTTTTTTTCGGAAGATCAGCGTTAGGACTAGCAGTGTTCTCTGCTACCTCTTTTTGATCTTTTGTTGCTTCAATGTTTTTAACGTTTTCTGACATTGAGATATCTCCTTATTATGTTTTCTTTAACTAGTTATATTAAATTCTCGTGTTATATTTATAAAACTAGAGTTTTTTAAGAAACTGTTTAAAGACATCCGCCTTAGCTTCTGCTAAACGTAGTCTTTTTGCTGTTTCTATGTCTCGTTTCCAAGCGCTTAAGTCTTGTTCCACAAGAACACCATTGTCCCAAACCCACTCTTTACTCTCCATTATGCCTTCAACGAAAGCGTCTGGAGCGCTTGGATCAGCGACAATATCAGCGGCTGTAGCTAAATAAAAATCTCTACCTACATAATTAACACCACCTCTTTGTTGCAAAGACCCCATACCTCTTGAAGATACTCCTAATTGAGCACCCTCATCAATAAGACCTTTTACAATCTTACCGTATGGTGTATTCATTATCTTTGCCTCACCAATAAAATTCGGACCATCTGGATATAAACTAGTGATCATATGTGATACTCTCTCCAAGTTAACTGTTGGACTATCTGGATGACCAAGTTCTCCAAATGCTCTCTTTTTATTGATAAATTCTGCGTTATATCTTGTTACTTCTTTGTCTAAAATCTGTTTTTCATATACTCGTCCATTTCTATTTTTGATTTCAGATTGTAAGAAGACGCCTCTAATTTTATAATTCTTTTTACCATTGTTTTCTTCAACAATGTATTCTGCGTTTTGTACTTCTTCGGATATTAGCTTCATAAATTCCCTCTATGTTTTCTTCTTTAGATATATTTATAAGATTTTTTACCTAAACTCTAATAAAATTGTGTAATTATCGCCAGCTGCAAAATTTTTAGTTGACAATAATACATCACCTGTAGGTGTTGTGGAATTGTTGCCTATCTCATTTCCAGAGGTTCTTAAATCCCAATGGCCATTTCCAGACAAAAAAGCAATAGTAGAGTTGGTAGTTCCGTCCCATAACAACTCAACTGCTGACTTGTTATTATTACTATTTACAGAATACCATATCTTACTTAACTTTCTATTACCGTCTTCGGTCATAAAAGTAAGTGCTGAAGCGTCAACTTTTTTAACTAAAGTTTCTCCAGTTCCATCTGATAGGTTTGTTAATTTAACTACGTATTTAATACCAGATGTATCTGATATAGTTTGTGTTGTGACTGTATCTGCCATTTTATTCTCCCAATTTTTCTAAATGTTCATTGATTTCATCATCAAAATATTGTTCTAATTGTTCTTTTTCTATTAAGTTAATAGTAGCAACACTGTCTACTGCAACCTCAAACTTTTCAAATATATTATCAGCAGTAAGATTTTTATCTGCCTCTACTATATTCATCACTTTTTTAACAGCGTCTTGTAAAACAGGAGTTAATTGTTTATAAGAATTGCTGTCAAATAGTTTGTTGTTTTCCACAATGTCGCTTACTCTTAACATTAAATTATACTTCCGCTGGTGCTTCAGCTGGTGCTTCGGGTGCTGGAGTTTCAACTTCTGGTGCTGGTGCTTCAGGTGTTTCTGGAGCAGCTGCAACCGGATCAGCAGATGGTTCTGCTACTTCAGGTTTAGTCTCTGCTGATAAATCAGCAGCTGATTTACCGTCCGTACCGTCAGTGTTTGTTATTGTTCCGTCTCTATTGAATTGTCCTGGAGTTGCTATTTCAGGTTTTTTATCACTATGAGGTTCTGGATTAAACATCTTACCAGCAATATCTTGTCTTCGCTGATCTAATGCGTCTCCTACTTTTGCTCTTAAAGCGTCTTTAAAAGCGTCACCGGCTTCTGAATTGTTACCAGCTCCTAATTTATCTATAAAATCTTTTACTTCTTGATTCGGCATGTTTCATTCCTTTCATTAATATTAGTAAGTATCTTCACTATCAACAACTTGATTTCCAGGTGATGATATGATTCCACTTTCTACTTCTTTTTTAATTTGTCTATCAATCTTCTCTATGTCTTGATCTGATTGTTTTAATATTGATTTTCTAACGTACTCAACTGAAAAATATTTACCAACATAATCTCTTACATCGTTAGCCAGTTGTACTCTGTCTTTTAACATTTCGGCATTCTTTAACTCTGCAAAGTGACCGTCTTGTAAAAAGTCATAAAAAATACTATCTCTAATCATTGGCCATTCTTCTTCAGCAATGATTCCTTTTAGTACTAATTGTGTTCTTAAAATATCATTAAACAGCTCAGTAAATTTCTTTCTTAATCTCTGAACAAATTTAGTAAATTTTAACTCGTCTCTTGTTATTTCTGTTGATCTTCCAAGATTAAATCCTGTAGAAGCTTCTAATCTACTTGATGGTACATTCAATGATCTATAAAGTTTTGCTCTAAAGTATTCTATGTCTGTAATTTCTCCTAGATTTTGACCTCCTGGTAATGTAGAAATATCTGTACCTCTACCACCGTCTCTACTTGGTAACCAAAAGTCCTCTAACATTGACATATAGTTTCTGTCGTCTCTTATTTCACCTGTAGCTGCGTCATATACAAGTTTGTTTCTATATCTTGCCATAACGTCTCTTAAATATTGTTCAGCTTTCATTTTAGGTAAATTACCAACATCAATTTTAAATATTCTTCTTTCAGGTGCTCTTGCTATTCTGTAAATAACAGCAGCGTCTTCAATCATTCTTAATTGATTAACTGGTTTAATTGCCTTATGTAAATAAGACATAACTATATTTTTATTTTGATCTATTATTCCTGACGGACAAAATGCGATTGTATCTACTGCTATTTTAATACCTTGTAAACTAGCACCACCTACACCTCTTTCATTATACAAAAAATACTCCATAGTTTCGTCTACTAAATTCGTAGCCGATGGAGCAACTCCGTCTGGTCTTCTTTTTCTTACCTCTCTGATTTTTTTAATTTTCCGAGGGTCTATGTATTTAAGTTCAGTAATACCTTTTTTGCCTGTTTCAGTATCTATTATTTTTTGGAAATAAATTCTACCATCAACATACCAACGTCTAAAAAGGTCGTGACCTCTAGTGTTGAATTGCATTAATCTTAATATTTCTGAAAATTCTTCCTCTAATCTTCTCTTTACATCACGTCCATAAGGGACATTATCTGTCATTAATCTAACTGCTTGTTTATTCTCGTTTGAAACTATTGCCTCATTGACAATATCCTCAATCGCCATATCACATTCTGGATGTATTGAAATTTCTCTGTATCTTCTTATTAAATCCGCTTCAGTCTTTGCGTTTCCTTCCATGTCAAGGTGAGACGCAAAATACCCTCCAGCGGCGACTACTTGTGTGCCGTCCTCTGCTTGAGGCGTACTAAAGTTTTGTTTTGGATCGGATTTAGGTTTATCTCTTGTAATCTTAAATCCAAAAAATTCTGCCATAATTAAACTCCTGTTTTGTTCCTACTACTTATAATAGTTTTAAGAAGGCGGTTTTAAGGCCGCCTCCTAAATTTAATATTACGTTGTAGTATTTGTTTCAAAGTACTGATATTCAAACGTCACACCAAAAGTTTCTACTTCTGTTGCTTCGCCCATACTTAAATCAATACCACCTAACTCTGTAGGAAACAGTCCTCTCAAAGTGTACGATTTTATATTATTACCATTTCTGTCAAGATGATCAACAAAAGCGTCTACTTGGTAGTCAACTGGATTAGTTAACCCCTCGTTGTCAGTCATATTATTGATACCATTCTGCCATCTTTCAAAAGCATTTCTGATTTTGAAATTTGTATCGTTTAGTACCGTAATTGACCAAGACGGAATTGTTCTGTCACCTGCAATTTTAATTGCTCTACCTCTAAAAGGGACATTGACATTTGCGATTGTCATTGCCGGTATAGATGTAGCTGTACATAAAAATGCTAAGTCTTCTATCTCTCCACCAACTTGTGCGTAACCAGGAAAAGGCATTGTAACCTTAAACTGATTGGCTCTTGCGCCACCGCCAGCAAGTTTAGCTTTGAAGTCATTAATGTTTGCCATTGTTTTATTTCTCCTCTACTATTAACCGCCTGCGACTTCTTCAAAAGAAACGCCAGTCCGTGTTGCGATGAATTGTAATGTAATAAAGTTGATACTTCTTGCTGGTTTAATAAATATCTCAGCAATAAATTCATTTCTATCAATTACTTCACCTGTATTATTTGTTTCGTCACATACTACTAAAAAGTCTGTAAGACCTCGTCTACCTTGTACTTCTCTTAAAAAAGGCTCTACTATGTTTCTGAAATTCGCTCTTGTAAATTCATCGTTGAACTCAAAAAGTTGGAATTTAGAAGCAGTAGCAATTGCTTTTTCTAATATGATAAACAATCTTCTAACATTGATTCTGTCAAAAGCACTTGGAGCACTTAATCCAGTTTTGTCACCAAAAAGAACTGTACCTTGTCCTGGGAAAGTTACCACAGGATTGATACGAGCTTTGTATAACTCGTCTCTTTGTGCTTTATTTGGATTGAAGGCCAATTTAACTGCGCCTCTGATAACACCTCTGTTAAGACCTGCCGGTGACCACCAGCTATCAGCGATTGTATCTGTTCTAGCTGCTAGACCTGCAACATCACCGTTTAATGGAACATATCTATATACGTCATTGTATCTGTCGTACATATATTTGTAACCACTATCTAACACAACGTAAGATGAAGAACGGATACCGTTCATAAATCCTTTAACGTTTTGTAATTGAGTGATTGAAGAAGCAACGTTAGCTACATCTGATCTCTCTGGAGATACGAATGCAATAGCGTCCATTCTTTTTTCTGCAAGTGTTATTAAGTCATCAACATGTGTAGCGTTACAAGATCCACCGATGATTAAACCTACATCAACTGTTTCTGCGTCTTCAAACTTCTCGTAAGCAGTTTTAATTTCGCCAGCTGTTGCTGTTGAACCATTAGCTCCGTTTATTAATTGATCAGTTTTTGGTGTATCAACTGCTGTGAAAGTTATTCCTGCAGCTGCTGAACCATGATTTGATCCTGAAGCGTGATGATCCATCCAGTAAATGTAACTTGATTTATTATAAACTACATTTGCGTAATAGTTTGAATCACCTTGTGGTGTTTTTGCGTCTGAAGCTTTTGATACTCTATCGTAAACTTCAATTACTTCGCCTGTTTTTCCTGTAACAGAACCGTCAGCGTCTACTACGACAATGTGCATTTCATCATTTACTCCTGATTTAGAAGCAGCGTAAGGAGATGTTCCTGGTGCTCCTGAAACATACTCATAGAACTCCCAAAATCTTCTTACGTTTGCACCGTTAGCCGGTACTTGATGTAAACCACCTTGTAGTGTATCTGCTCTAACGAAAGTTATGTCGTTAGTTGATATACCTGTTATTTTATATTTTCTTCCATCGTAGTCTGTTCCAGCGGCACTCGTTGAAAATTCAACGATATCGCCAACTGCGAAACCTGTACCCGATGTAAACGTCACTGTTGTATGTCCAACTGACATAGCAGAGTCGTTTAATGTTGTTTTTGCGTCCTCTTGGAAACCTGTTGCGCTGTGACAAGCAGAAACTTTAAGGCTGTTACCCCAAACTCCTGCTGTTCTAGCTGCCCATTCTCCGACAGAACCTTGACCAGCATTGTAATTATCCTGGTAGTCTTGTGTATTTTTGATAGCAAGTGCTGAGCCTGAAACGGCTGCGTTTGCTAAACCAGTATTTTGTACTCGTACTACTCTTAATGCGTTAGAGTATTGTAAGAAGTTTGCAGCTGAAAAAAACGCTTCAAAATTATTGTTATCGGGTTTTCCGAAAACACTTACTAACTCTTGTTCACTAGAGATTGATGTAATCTGATCTAAAGGACCTTTTCTGAACTCGCCAGCAAAGGCACCAATTGATGTAGATACAGCAGGAATGATTCTTGTTAAATCTTTTTCCTGTACAAGAACACCTGGTGATACTTGAAATGCCATAGGTTATTCTCCTCTTTTATTAATTAGCTAATTATTATATACTTCACAACTTTGTAAGTTTTCTTACATCCATATTTAAAGCCAGTACAGATATTTATAATAACTGAACCCTGGACTATTGACCCTTTCTAGTCGCTGGAAACCACCTGGTACCATATTCATCAACGGATTCCTCATCTTCCTCTGGATCGTGAACACCATCGTCTACAAAGCCAAACGGTGCCATGTCTTGCTCTATCAAATTCTTTTGTTCCTCGTACATTTTTAAACGAGCATTTGTATTGGTTAACTCTTTAAAATAGGGTTGGTTAGACAGCCATCCGAATATAACTAGACACATCATTAGGTCATCATTTGATCCGTCTTCAGCCTGCCAACTTTGACCTCTTTTAGTAAAGGTTGACATCTCCTGTATTATATTGAAATCATTAATTACAATCTTATCTCCTTCAATCAAAGTCTTTATATTAGAACAACCTACTCTCTTAATCTGTTTTGTCATACGAACACCCATAGATGTACCACGACCACTAAACATCGCACCTAGTATTTGACCAGCACGACCTTTTTGAGTAGTCATTAATAGATTAGGATATTCAATCTCAAACTGTAAAGCCTCTGCTACTTGTTGACCAATATCATTAACCTCTGTTAATACATGTGCATGGTTATATGCCAAACATACTCTGTTAATTATATTAGGAAAAACAAAAGGTTTAATTTCGTTACTTCTATATTTTGCCACAACCTTATAAGGCATACTAGTGACATCAAATACTAAAAAGGCAGAATAATCTTTATCTACACCACGTGATACATCAACTGAACAAACATAAGTATGTCCTTCTATTTTATCTTCGTATATATCAACACCTTGAGCAGATTTAGTTGGATTAATAATTGGTATTTGTTTAATTTTAGCAGCTGATATTAAAGTATTTACAGAACCTAAAAACTCACACTCAAACTCTTGTTGAAATTGTTCCTCACTTGTGTTTCTTATAGTTTGTTCTTTCCATTTTTCATCACGACCTGGTACTTCACTCCAATGTACTTCAATAGGCTTATAATCATTTTTTTCATTGATAGCATCCATCCAAATTTTATAGTACATATTCATACCATAAGGTGTAGATACTATAATCATTTTAGTTTTTGTACCAGCAGATATTGTAGGATAAACTGAACTAAAAAACATTTCGGCAATGTTAGTAGGTACGAAAGCAAACTCATCAAGAAATATTATATTAAAAGAACCACCTCTTATAGCACTTGAAGATGTAGCAGCCGCCACAATAACTGATTTATTTTCTAATTCTATATTACCTTTGTTCCAATTAATTACACCTTGTTGTAACCACTTTGGTAAATTTTCATATGCTAATTGTACTCTGCCTAAAATATCTCTAGCAGTAGATGACTTATTGGCAAGTATGGCAATATTGCTGTTTGGGTTAAATAAAGCATAGTGTAAAAGATATGATACTGTAGTAGTGGATTTACCTGACTGTCTAGGTAGTTTGCAAATTGTAAATCTATTGTCATGTATCGTATTTACTATGGTCTTTTGAAAATCATACATCTTAAAAGGTACTAAACCCTCGTCAAGTGATACAATACGGATATAATTTTCCATAAAGTAAATAGGGTCGCCAGCACACTTTTGAAATTCTACTATTTGTTCTTTAGTAAACTTAACTGGTGTATTGATCTTTTTTAAATTAGGGTTACCTAAATATGCTTCACTCATTTTCTACTCCTTTTTGGGAGTAATATTCTTTTCAATTGTTTCATCTTCTTCTTTTCTATTTAACATCTTTTGTAATTCAGCTGTTGATCCAACAAAAAGAGCATTCTTAACATTTGTACTTGCAGTCTTTGGTACTTGTTTTAACTCTTTTAATTTCTTTTGTAAGTCTTGTAATTTATCAACTGTAGTACCAACTTGACCTATTAATTGTCCTGCAACTTCATATGCTCTAGGGTGTTGGCCTTCTTTTGCTATTTCTAATATACCCTCAATAGCTTCATTACCTTTATCTATTAAATGGAAATAATTATCTCTACTGTATTTGTAATCGTTATCTATATCTTCTTTATCTTTGTCTTCAACTCTAGGAACTAGAGGTTTAAATTCTTTTTTTTCTACTACAGCAGTTTCAGGTGTAGTATCAATACCTAAAATTTCATTTACTTTGTCGTCTAATTTGCTCATAATATTTACTCATCACTTCCTGTCTTTGGATTATATGTTTTACCATCTGTAAAGTTTTCTATTGTTGTTGTAAATCCGAAATCATCGTTAACATCAGCTGATACTGGATCAGGTATAACTGTTATTCTATCTTCTCTCACAGCTGTATTACCTATATCTGTATATAAATCTGATTGTACTTTTTTAATAACACCTTGATTAACTGTTGGTCCAAACAAGTATGTTTTCGCCGTAAAATTCATTGAATATATTACTGCTCTTCTATTTGTAAATCCACCATCATAACTATCTTCATAATTTACACTATTAAGAATAATAGGTACGTCTCTTTTTATTTTCATTTCAGGCATAACATTTACTGTTACCGTATAGTCTGGTTGAAAGAAAGGTAATATTTGTTCTACTATCTGTAAACCATTTTCAGCAGTTGCTGTAAAAGCATAAACATTTAAACTTATGTTATATGGTACAGGTGTATAATTAAAACTTTGTTTTTTAGAATCTGCAAAGTCGGTTGGCGATGTTTCTAATAATGGATATTCCGCATATCCTGTAGTAGTGTTTGCTTGTTCAAATTGAATATAACCACTGTCATCTTCCATCGGTACTCTATGCATTTTAGCAGCCGATTGATCTCTTGTCAATGGTGTTTTTTCTGTTCTATATTTTTGAACCCTTGTTAATTTTCTACTAGGGTCATATGATAGTCCTGATATTTCAAAACCTATTCTAGGCAAAGTTAATGCCATTGATCTATCATCTAAATCAGCTTGTTGATCTAAACGAACTAAAAACTTTTCTTTAGGAGCATATGCTAAAGGAACTTTTATTCTTTTTAAAACAGCACCAGTTTCATTATTCTTACTTTCAATTACTATATTATTAAATAATTGTCCGAAAGCAATAATAATCTTTCTTAATCCTTCATTGTAAAACGGTGTTCCAAACATTATTGTCCTTTATCGGCTATTTTGCCTTTGTTAATTCCTTCTTTAATTACATATTTTTGTGTGCCATTAGCACCAACATTAACTTCCTTTTTTAAATTTTTAGATAACTCTAAAGTTTTTTTTTCTTTCATACTCTTTTGATGGAAGTCATGTAATTGTCTATGTCTATCTCTTTCCATTAAATATCTACCTCACCAAATGGGTTTCTTTCTGTAAAGTCTAACACATCATCGGTCACTGTCTCTGTATCAAAACCAGCCGCTGTATCTAAATCTAAATTTTGTGCATAGTCTGATTGTGTTTGTACAGTATTTTTTGTTGCGTCATAAGCTTCGTTCAATAAGAAGTTAGCATTTCCAGAAGATACATCATCTTGTTCTAATTGTATTGTACCTTTTTCATTTTCTAAACGTACTCTGTCTACCAATAGATTAACTGAATGTTCTCTTTCTCTTTTATCAATGTCTTGTACTCCAACATCAAGCTCTTCGTTTGAATATTCCCAACGTGTAACTCTTAATTTGTAAACAGGTAAATTTCCTAATTGAAAGAATGGCTCTTGATCTTCAACAAATTGAATTTCAAAGAAACTGTTCATCAAAGGAAAGAATAAAATATCTCCTTCGTTAGGTCTTCCTGGTACTGTTAATTGGAGTTTGGTATCTATCTTATTATGGAATCTTCTTTTAGAAACAACAAGTGTTGTGTCTTCTCTTATTTCTAATCCAAATTTATTAATTAATTCTTGTTGACCTGCAAATCCTTCAGTAGTTTCAAAATACATTTCAATAGGTAAAGCATTTTTAAATTTACTATTAACATCTTCACCTAAAACTAAATCTCTATTTACAACACTTCTTGGCATATAGTAGATTAAGTTACCATAGATTTTTAATCCTTCTATGATTAAATCTTCATATAGCCATTTCTCGGATGCATTTCCGATGCCATCTCCGTGCTGAAAGTATGGATTCATTACTACCATAGTTATTTACCCTATCAGAAAGTTATGAGGCTCTTCAAACGTTGTACGTATTTCTGTTTCTAATTTTTCTATGTCTTGTAGTGACTCGGAGAAAATTTGGCCTCCGTTAAGAGTGACACCACCAACCATAGCAACGCCATTAAATTTAGATAGGTTCGCTCCCCATTGTTTTTTGAATAATGCTACAACATATCTTTTTAACCATTGATCGTTGTATATATCAGTATTGGTTGCTGGGTCTAGTTTTCTAAAACAATCTATAACTAGATACTCACCAACTTTTAAATCTTCTTTCCAGTCCATATCAATAAACAATTTATTATCGTTTTGATTAAATCTTAAAGGTTTTTCACCTACTAATATGTGATCTAGAAAATCTAAATGTCTTAATACAATATCGTAATTAACTACCGATGTTGAAGAAAAATCATATAGATCATTTAATCTCATTTGATATCTTACGTCAAATAAGTTTAAACTTCCTTTACTTGAAAAAGGAAATATGTTTGTAACAGAAACAATAGTTTCAGGAACAACTATAAAATTTTGGTTTTCTTTCCAAGTATTTGTAACAGAATTTTTAGTTATTGATTCTGAAACATCTCCATTAGTCACAATTCTATCGTAATCTGTTTGTGTGTATTCGTATTTTAAATAACATCTTCTTATTGCATTCATATGAAATTGAGCATAGTATTGCATAGCTTCATCTAGTCTATCCTCTAATTGATCATTGTCAACGTTAATTTCTATAACAGGTTGACCTAATGCTCTTAAAGCGTATTCTTTTAAAGTTTCTCTTGTTGTTGGTGTTGCCATAATTCTATTTATCCCTTAATTAACTTGTTGTTCCGTACATAGTTTTTAATACGTTACCACTTGAATCTTTAATTTGTATATTTGTTGTGTTATTAACTGTACTTAAAGTTATGTCACCAGCTACATCTAAACTAGTACCATTAATCAACATCAATTTGTCTGATTTCCATCTTGCTGAAATATTATTAGCGCCGGCCTTCTTATGTGTGATTTCTATGATACCATCTTCATCACCATCGGTAGCGTCATCTATTTTAGCTGTAATTTTAGCATATATTACTTCTTGATCGGCGTCATTTTCGCCTTTGAATTTTATTTGTCCTAGATAATCTGCGTCATCAGGACTTGAGCTGTTTCTTTTTAATGTTATAACAGGACCAGCTGTACTTGAATCTTCT